GTCGGGATCTCGCTTCTGCGTCGGGCCGGTTTTTCGATCTTGTCTCTCAGGGGGTGTTGAAAGTGCGTCCTCATCCTGCTTTCGACGCTGCACGGGCTGGTGCGACGGAACGTCCGTTGGGTGATGCGTGGGCGTGGGGCCGCCGTAAATCGTCTGTGGACATTTCACCGCTGGTCGCCGCGACGCTCGCGGTGGATGCTGCCGTTCAGAAACCGGCCGACCTTTTCCCGAATTTCGCTGTCATATGACTCCGATCCAAGCCCGCCTACTAGCTACTGCCGCCGTGCTCGCTGGTGTGGGTTTGGCCGTGGTGGCTGCTGTCTTCTATTTCGACTGGCGTGCTGGCCTGGTCGTGTCGAGCGGGTTTCTGATTGCTGGTGGGCTCGCCTCGTTAAGGAGTACGGATGGTTGACCTGCTCGCCGCATTCGTAAAATCCGAACAGCGGTCTTTAGTTCAGTTTCCTGGTGGGTTGTCTGGCTTCACTCATGATGGAGTCTCGTATCCGCTCGGATTGAACCAGACCTTGTATGGCGACCGGGAGGAGATTCCAGCGTCGTTCGACGGTTACGTGTCGGGTGCGTACAAGTCGAACGGGATCGTGTTCGCCTGTGAACTGGTCCGGATGATGGTCTTCTCGGAAGCAAGGCTCATGTACCGGAAGCTGATCCGGGGTCGTCCGGGGGAACTGCACCATACGGCTTCGTTGAACGTTCTCCACCGTCCTGGCCCGGGGCAGACGACCGGCGACCTGTTAACCCGTGCCATCTTGGACGCGGACCTGGCCGGCAACCATTTCGCTGTCCGTCGTGACAGTCGGGTGGTACGTCTTCGACCGGACTGGGTGTCGATCATGCTCGGCTCTGACCGGAAAGACATGGACGTTGTTGACGATCCTGAGGCTGAAGTGGTCGCCTACTTGTACCATCCGAAAGGGAACAAGTCTTCCACTCCGATCTTCTACCTGCCTGAGGATGTGGCGCATTGGGCTCCGGTTCCTGATCCGATAGCGAACTTTCGTGGCATGTCGTGGTTGACGCCGGTCGTCCGTGAAATCCAGGGCGACAAGCTGGCGTCGGCTCACAAGAACAAGTTTTTCGAGCATGGCGCCACGCCGAACATGATCGTTAAAAACGACATTCAGGATCCGGAAGTGTTCACGAAGTGGACGAAACTGTTCAAAGAACAGTATGAGGGTGTCGCGAACGCTTACCGGACCTTGTATCTGGGTGCTGGTGCTGATGCGACGGTGGTCGGGGCGGACATGCAGCAGCTCGACTTCAAAGTCGTGCAGGGCGCGGGGGAAACGAGGATTGCTGCCGCTTCTGGTGTCGGCGCGGTGATGGCCCAATTTTCGGAGGGCATGCAGGGCTCGTCGTTGAACGCCGGGAATTATGCGGCAGCCCGTCGGAGAGTCGCGGACGCTCTGTTCCGTCCGCTGTGGCGGTCGTTTTGTGGCAGTTACGAGCAGATCGTGACGGTTCCCCGCAATTCTGAACTGTGGTATGACGAACGGGATATTGCGTTCCTTCGGGAGGACGAGAAGGACGCAGCGGAGATCCAACAGCTTCGCACGAACTCCTTGGAGTCCTTGCTTCGAGCTGGCTGGGAGCCTGAGTCTGCGAAGGCTGCGATCGAGAACGACGATTTCACTTTCCTAAAACACACTGGACTGTTTTCCGTGCAATTGCAGCCGCCCGGCTCTGAACAGCCTGACCCTGAACCAGAGGTTGATCCTGATGTCTGACATTCGAGAAAGATTCGCTCAAGAGCTCGGCCCTGGCGGCCTTGAAGCCCGCGGTTACACGTCGACCGTGGAAGCCCGCGATGCTGATTCCGCGCCGATGATCATTTCCGGGATCGGCAGCCCATACGACCAGTCGTCTCGTATTGAAGGCTGGTTCGAAGAGTGGGACGAGATTGTCGCTCCCGGCGCGTGGCGTAGTGCGATCACCCGGCCCGACGCCGACATTATCTCGACGTTCAACCATGACATCAACAATCTGATCGCCCGCACTCCCGACACTCTCACATTGAACGATCCGGAGAAGGGGCTCGTCTACGAGGCGGTCGTGAACCCTGACGATCCGAACGCGGTCGGTATCCACGCTCGAGTCGCCAGACGGGATGTGACCGGCTCTTCTGTCTGGTTCCGAGTGGAGAAAGACCAGTGGGAGGAACCTTCCGAGGACAACGACTTGGAAGTTCCGGTTCGGACGATCCTCCGCGCGGACCTGTTCGAAGTCGGTCCGGTCGTGTTCCCGGCTTTCCCTCAGACGACCTCTGAGGCGTCTGCTGCGGGTTTCCGGCATCTCGGCTATCAGCGTTCAGCTCTTCACGCTATGGACGGCTCTCTGACTGCTGCGGGCATCACACGCCACGCCTCACGCGCCGCCTACGCATTCAGATTTCTCGCGGACCCCGAAAAGGAGATCCGGGACCTGTTCCTTAAGGCCCCCGACCTTCGCGACCGGGTCTGCGATCTAGAACGTGCCGCCGCTGCAGCAGAGTCTGCACAGCCGCACGTCGACCTTGCCCGCAGTCTCGAACTGTACGGGCTAATCCACCCCGCCAGCTAGGTCTCTGGCATCCCCCGCGCGACACCACGTCTGGCTAGTCGCGCCCATGAAAGGACTACCTAATGGACCGTAAGGCCCTAGAAGAGCGGCTGGTCGCATTCGCGGCCGAAGCCGACGAACTAATCGAAGAGCAGCGGACTATCGCTGACCTCGACCCTGCAGAGCAGGACGAAGCCAAGTTCGCTGAGAACGAGGCCCGCCTGAACGCGATTGCGGAAGAGAAGTCGGAAGTTGCTGAGAAGTTGAAGAGGCTCGACCGGATCGAGAAGCTCGCCGAGCAGAAGAAGAACCTGGTCGACGGTGTCAACTTCAACGTGAACGTGAAGAAGGATCCGTTCGACTTGAACGACATCCGTTGGAACATGCCCCGCGAGGAGCTTCGTGGCCGTGCCCGCACCGCTATCGAAGAGGTCGAAGGGTATATCTCCGACGCTCAGCGTGAGTCTGTCACTCGGAAGCTGGAATTGACGGATGATCCCCGTTCGGTCATTCCGAACCTGATCCTCCGTACCGGTTCACCGATCTACAGGCAGGCGTTCGCTAAGGCGATGGCCGGCCGTAAGGACTTGTGGACCCACGACGAACGGACTGCTGTCACGTCGCTCGCTGAATGGCGTCTCATGTCGCTCGGCGCAACCGACGGTGGCGAGGCTGTCCCGTTCACGCTCGACCCGACCCTGATTCTCACGTCGGCGGGTTCGACGAATCCGATCCGTCAGATCGCACGTAACGTGTCGATCACTACGGACGCGTGGAACGGTCTCACTTCTGCTGGTGTGACTGCCAGGTGGGGAGCTGAGAACACTGCCGCTACCGACGATTCGCCGACTGACTTCGCGAACCCGAACATTCCCGTCTACCGCGGTGAAGTGTTCATCAAGGGTTCCATCGAAATCACCCAGGACTATCAGGCGATCGAAGCCGATCTCGGCATGATGATCGCCGAAGGCAAAGATGATATTGAGGCTATCGCTCATATCACCGGTGCTGGTGGTACTGCCCCGACGGGGATCGTCACAGCGCTTGCCGCTGGCGCTTCTGAGGTCACTCCGGTCACTCCGGAAGTGTTCGCTGTCGGCGACCTTTACAAGGTGCAGTCTGCCCTGCCGCCGCGGTTCAGGCAGAACGCGTCGTGGGTTGCCGAACTGTCGACGATCAACGCGATTCGGGGGTTTGGCGCCACGTTCGGTTCCAGCTTCCTTTCGGAGCTGTCGGCTGACAGTCCGGCACGACTGCTGGGTCGGGCTCTGTACGACTCGTCTGCGATGACTCCGTTCTCGGATGTTGACGCGACTGCGACTGACACGACTAACTACATTCTCCTCTACGGAGATTTCAGCAGGTATGTCATTGTCGACCGTGTTGGTCTGACCGTCGAGCACATTCCTCACCTGTTCGATGGGGCGACTCCGTCGTTCCCGACTGGTACTCGCGGCTGGTACGCCTACTGGCGGACCGGAGCCGATTCGGTGACTGACAGCGCCTTCCGCCTGTTGAACATCGCTACCGCCTCCTAGCCCATCTGAGTGGAGGCATCTTCGGGTGCCTCCACTCCAACCCCCTCTTGAAAGGAGGACCGTCCTATGGCGCGTCCTAATAGACAATTCGAGGGCACGTCGCCGGTCACCGTGTTCGCATCAGCGGCGCGTGCTGCCGAAGAAATCTTCACGTCGGAGATTTTCGACGGGTCGCCGAGCAAAGCCCGTGGAGCCCTGTTTGTTGTGAAGGCGACTGCCGGTGGTGGTACTGACGTGGACGTGACGTTCACGATCCAAAAGTGGAATCCGACGACAATGGTCTGGGATACTGCCTTGGCGTCTGACGGTGCGTTCGACACGGACGGGGAACAGTTGGAACTGGTTGTCCATCCGAGCGTTTCCGCTACGGCTAACCGGTCGGCTGCTACGACTCTGACTCCGAAGTGGCGGGTGACCGCCGACCATGATCATGCTGAGACGATCACGTACAGCATGATCGCCTTCCCGCTTATCTGATGGTCGTTTTGAAAGGAGGACCGCGTAATGGTGCGTCCTAATAGACAGTTTGAAGGCACGTCGCCGATTACGTTGTTCGCGTCGGCGGCTCGTACGACAACCCCTGATCCGTCTGCGATTATCGACGGGTCGGTGAGCAAGGCGACCGGGCTGATGTTGTACATCAAAGTGACTGCGGCTACGTCGACACCGTCGACCGTGTTCACAATCCAAAAGTGGAATCCGACCACGATGGTGTGGGACACCGGGTTGGCGTCGGCTGCCGTGGTTGGCACGTCAACGAACATTTACGTGATGCATCCGTCAGCGCCGGCGACAACGAACAGGTCGGCTGCTGCGAACGTGACGCCGAAGTGGCGGGTGACTGCTGCTCATGGCAACGCGAACTCGCAGACGTATTCCGTTCTCGCCTTCCCGCTTATCTGATGGCTGTCCGTGCTGTTTACGCAAGGCAGGATTTCACTCCGGTTGGACGTCCTGGCCGGCCTGTTCTCCGCGGCGACCTGTTCCGTTCGGACGATCCGCTAGTCCGCAAGCATCCTGAACTGTTCGTTGATGTCAACGAGGAGCTGGGGATCGTGGAGCGGGCGACCCGCAATCCGGGTCAGAAACGTGCGAAGAAACCCGTTGTGGAGCTCGAGCCGGTTGCTGAGGTCGAGGATGATCTTGACCTGATCGACTGATGGCCGCCGTCCACGAACGCAAGTTCCGAGGGCGGAAGGTTGTCGGGTTCATGTCGGACCGGG